TAACATTTGTGAAGGTGGTAGTAGAACCAGTTGGCGTAATTGCTACGGCGGTTACGGACTGATTCAATGGACATCTGCCAACCGTTATTATGGATTGGGTGATTTTGCTAAGAAGTTTGGTGGTTCGCCATCAAATCTTCACACGCAACTTCGTTATCTAACAAATGAAGTCCAATGGAAAGAGATTGAAGACAAGATGAAGATTCCTGGTAAGTCTATCAATCGTTACATGGACTATGCGTATGATTGGATTGGTTGGGGACATCATGGTGCCCGTACATCTTATGCACATGATTATGCATCTCGACTGATCACGGTAGAAGTTTAAAGTTAAAGGGAAGGGCTGCAGACCTTCCCTTTTTCTGTATAAATATTTTTGAAGATATAAGAGCGATAAATGCCTGCAACATTTGATGGAATTATTAATGAGCCTACAGTAGACTTTATAGGAAAAGACGGATTTTATTGGTGGTTTGGTGAAGTTGTTTTCATTGAGGATCCTCTTCAGATAGGAAGAGTTAAAGTCCGTATTATGGGTTGGTATACGGGTCTGGATAAGAATTTCAGAACTGATATGCCAGATGAAGATCTTCCCTGGGCTGTTGTTCTTCAACCAACAAATCAACCAGGTGTGGGTGGTTCAGGAACTTCTGCTGGACAACTTCAGCAAGGTGCTATGGTTATGGGTTTCTTCTTGGATGGTCAAGAGGGACAGCAACCAGTTGTAATGGGTGTTGTTAGAGCAAAGAAACAATCCACATCAGCGGATGCAGCAGATGGTATCAATTCATTGTTTAGTGAAGAAACCTATGATGCTAATGCTAACCTGGCACTTAAAAGTAGTGCAACTAATCAGGTAGTTACCACAACCGCACCACAAAATACCTCAGCACAAGCTCCTGGAGAACAAACAAGTACTGCTGATGCCAACTTGTTTGGTGTAGCTGCTCCTGCTGGAGGAAGCAGTTCAAACCCCTCTGTACCTACAATCACTGGTACAACTGGTGGAAATGCTGTTGCGGGGGGTGTTAATACATTTGAAGGTACTCTTAGTAGAATGATGCAGAACATTGCTGTAGCAGGTTCTCAGGTCATCTCTACAGGAAAAGACACATATAAAAGTGTTATTAATGGTCAACCAGTTAATATCAGAGCATTGGTTGGTACTGCTACTAATTTAATTAGTTCCGTATTGTCGGAGGCATTAGCAGCAGTTAAGGAAGTATTTTTAACAACTATTGCTACTGGACTAAAAGCATTAAAGATTGCTGGTATTTTTGGTATTCCCTTCATTGTTACCACAGCAATTCAACTTATCATTCAAATTGTTCTTAAGTTTTTGTGTGGTCTTGATGCAACTTGGTTGAATGGTATTTTAAGTGCTTTATCTGGTTCATTAGAATCTTTTGTCAATTCTGTTATAGGAGCCGCATTTGATCGATTGGCGACACTTATACAATCAGCATTTGATGACATTATCAATAAGATGCTTTGTGCCATCAATGGTGCATTGAATGCTATTCAGTCCGTAATTACTGCCGTATCAGCAGCAGTTGCTGTGGCTAAAACTGTTGCGGATATTATGAAGAAGGGTACAGCATTCTTTCAGAATCTGGAAAAACTCAATATTCAAGATATTACTAGTATTAGTTCAATTATTTCTTTGATCATTGGTCTGATTCCAACTCAGTGTGATCGAACTGCCCCAGGCGGTGATACTATTACAACCTTTGTTCCTTTCCTAGGTCAAACAGATTGCGAAGTTGGAACTGATAGTCCTCTAGGAAATATTGTTGGTAGTTGTGGATCATTTAGTAGTGCAACATCTGGAGGTGCGGCCGCAGGAGTTCAGAGTGCTGCTAACGCAGTACAAGCTATTTTAACACAAGCAGATGCATATTTGACAACAGTTAATAATGGATTGGATGGATCCTCCACAATTAATGCAGGAACACCAGGAAGACAAGCAACTATACAAAGATTTGCTAGTGGAGCTTCTTGGTGGAGTATTAAATCCAACGATCAAGAATATAGAAATTGGAAAGAATCGAAGGACGCTGAAAGAACTGGTAGATCTGTAGGAAAACAGACACCGCCAAATGCAAAGGATACTATTTTTGGTGATACAATTACGTTCCCAGGTGCTACACAGTTTGATTTTCAAAAGGATTTACTATTTAAAAATATTGGACAGTTCCAACATAATGTTGATGGAAGTTATAAACTAAAAATTGTTGGTGATTTAGATATTGAAGTTGGTGGCAGGTTGGCAGTCAACGTTGCTGGATCTCCACAGAAAAAGAGTCCTAACGGATCGAATAACTCTAGTGCTGGATCTTCTCAATCCAAGAATGTTATCAAGTTTGCTAGTGATACTGAAATTTCTAGCAGTGGTAAGTTAGAAGTTCAAGGTATGGGAACTACAACATCTTCCAAGCCTGGAACTGATGTTAAGTTGAACACAGATACATTAAACTTCCAAGCACCATCATTAAACATTAACTGTACTAATGATTTGAAACTTTGTGCAGGTAATGCGATCTATGTTGAAACTCCATCACTAATTCGTAATATTAACTTCCCACCACTACCAAGAGTTAAGTCTGGTATTTTCACAATCTGTCATGGATCTTATGACATGATTCTAAATCCTTCTCTATCTGGTGCTGATGCTGTTCCCAGATACACGATCAACAATACAGTTGGTCCCATGTCATTCGCTGTAGGTGCTGGCGGCCTGGCAATGACGGTTGCAGCAGGCGGATTAACCGCCACAGTCGCAGCAGGTGCCATGGCGCTCACAGCGGCCGCTGGAGCGGTCTCCATTCAAGCAGGTGCTGCTATGACCTTGACTGCTGGTGCCATCATGACCCTCACAGCAGCAACCATTAAATTAAACTGACAAACCCCTTGACAGGACCCCCATGGGGTGCTATGATAACTCTGCACAGGTTCAAGGGACAACTTAAGAAGCTTCTATGGAAATTAATGTTTTTTCTGAACTAGACCATGTGGTTCTAGATTTCACCAAACGTACTATTGAAATGCATGGTCATGATGGTGAATTTAAATCTGAATCTTGTCCTTTTACTGAAGAGGGTTTGGTTCAATTTCAAAATATGGTAGAATTTTGTCAGAAAGTTCTTCCTGCTGAACAACGTATTTACAAACTATGAACACACAAGTACCTGTAATTAATCTGCAAGAACTTACTGAAAATGCAGAGTTTATCTGTGAAGTTCTTGTTGGACGTAATCGTATGTCTTTACGAGTAACAACTGAAGATCATGGAGATTTTCTTCTTGTACCTGTAATTGAAAAGGCTCCTATTCCTGAGGATGTTTTGAAAGATCTTGAGGAAATGCAAAAGGCAATTGAGACTCCTGAGATTGGTCTTGCTGGTCCTCCTCCTCTTGACATGCCCTTCTGAGTCTGCTATCATACATACATGCGGTTGAGAGACCGTTTCTTGGGGATGTGGTGGAAGTGGTAGACACATCAGACTTAAAATCTGCTGGGCGTAAGCTCGTGGGGGTTCAAGTCCCCCCGTCCCTATTACCACTAAATAAGTGGTATGTAAAGTGAATGGAGAATGTATGCCTTGGAAAATTTAGGAAAACATTGCACCCTTGAAGTCTATGGCGTCAAAGATGATTTACTCGATGACTTACAGTTTATCGATCAAACACTTCGCCAAGCAGCAATTATATCTGGTGCCACTATTTTAGATAGTGTATTTCACAAATTTGAACCCCAAGGCATCACTTTCATTCTTCTTCTTGCAGAATCCCACATTTCAATCCATACTTGGCCTGAAAAAGGATGTGCTGCAATTGACATCTACACATGCGGTTTGAGTAATCCTGAAACTGCTATGTGGCATGTCATCGAACAATTCAAACCAAAATCACACTCTACTAAATCATTCCCTAGAGGCGGTGCATTTTATGATTAATTCTTTAATAGTCGTTGGCGGTGGAACTAGTGGACTAGTCTCAGCGTTGATGTTGAAAAAATCATGGCCCAATCTAGAGATTACCGTAATTGAATCATCCAATTTAGGTATCATTGGTGTTGGAGAAGGTACTACAGAGCACTGGCAAAGGTTCATGGATCATATGGAGATTTACACTCCAGATCTTTTTAGGGAAGCTGGTGCCACCTATAAAGTTGGTATCAAATTTAATAATTGGCATGGAGATAATACTTCTTACTGGCATTCTATTGCAGAGCATTATTTTACAAATACTCCAGAAAGCGGATTACCATACATGTTTTTAAGAATGGTATCTGATAATTTTGATCCTAATGACACTGTTTGGAAGATTTGTACACAAAATAGACATGTTGAACCTTTACATAGTTCAACTTCCCAATATCATTTTGATACATTTAAACTGAATGACTTTTTACATAAAATTGCAAAGAGTCATGGTATCAAATTTATTGATACTGATATTGTTGATGTTGAATTGGATGAGCATGGATATGTGAATAGTTTAATTGATAAAGATAATCAACGTCATAGCAGTGATTTCTATATTGATTGTAGTGGATTTAGGCGTGTAATTGGATCAAAACTTGGTATTCAATGGGTAGATTGTCAGCAAGAATTACCAATGAATCGTGCTATGGCATTCCCCACTCCAGGTACTTTTGATATACCAAGTTATACTCAAGCAACTGCAATGTCATCTGGTTGGATGTGGCGCATACCCACACAAGAAAGGTATGGAAATGGTTATGTATTCTGTGATTCTTTTATTAATGAAGAACAAGCAGAGCAAGAAGTAAAAACTGTATTTGAAGATGCAACTATAGCTCGTCATGTTAAATTTACTCCAGGATATGTAAATCAATTTTGGGTAAAAAACTGTGCTATGATAGGTCTCAGTTCAGTATTTGTAGAACCATTAGAAGCTAGTAGTATTGGTACAACCATTCAACAAACATTTCTCTTAATTCCAGCACTTTTCAGTTATTCTAAAGATGATGGTGATAAAACATCACAACGATATAATGATATTGTGCATGATATTGCTAATAATGTAATCGATTTTATTCAATTGCATTACTTTACTCAAAGAAATGATTCTGAATTTTGGAAATGGTGCAAATCAAACATAAAGATTACTGATTTCAATCGTGAGACTTTAGAGTACTTTAAAAATAACTGGGTATACCAGCATTACTTTAATAAACCTCTATTGATGTTTACTCAAATAAATTGGATTCAAGTAATGCATGGATTACGCATGTTTAATATTACTAGAATTCAAAAACTGTTTGATACACATCTATCAAACTATAGACCAATTACAGACTATGAATTAAATTTTGATAATGAACGCAATAAAACCGTTCAAACATTTACACACAGAGAAGCCATAGAACTTCTCAAAGAGAGATACA